GCCTTGTATGCAGTCTCTTGTTCTGCGGCTGTTTGGGCAGGCTCATCGCCTTGGGCTGCGCGGTCTGTGAACACTGGGCCAAGGATGTACTTTGTGTACCACTTGCCATCAACCTGCTCCACGCCAGAGCGTTGGCTGTACTGATATACCGTGCCGCCTGTAGCCTGTGGGCCTTCAAACACAATATCACCAGCGGGGTCGCTGATGTAGCTGTCAAGCCACTCTTGTGTTACTGGACGGGGTGGCAAGTTTTGAGCGAAGCGAGTACGGAACTCACTCTCATACATAACTTCACCTGTTGAACGTAAACGAATTTCCATGATGTGCTCCTTTTAAGCAATTGCGAGATAAATATATGTGCCGCCGTTTGTGTTTACATCGGCAGAAGGTGAGGCTAAAAGTTGAAAGCCTGTCGTAATGGTGTAAACGCTGTTTGCATTGACTTGCGCCGCTGTTGTATTCCAAGATAACGATGGATCTGTGCCAGAAACCATTCCGCGAGCCGTATCCCAAACAAACCAGTCAGATGTTGAATCACTACGTTTAATAAGTACATACCTCGCCCCGCCAGAGAACCCGCAGTTAATTGTAGTTAACGTTCCTGTACCTGTATATGAGCCTACTTTGGAAACACCGGGGCAGGTTGCAAATAGATAAGCAACGTATGTGCTTCCAGTTGATGAGTTAGTCAAATAATTATCAACGGAAAGTTGGAACCCCGTGCTTGTGGGATTTGCGTTATTCCATACATAACTCATGTAGTTTACAGCGGCATCAGTTAAATTCAAAAACAAAGTTGATGTATTACCAAGACCAACAGCTCTAACTGTCCAATCTGGCGGGGTCGTAGCACCAATAGTCCGAGCTTTAATAATGATTAATTCTGGGGCAACAGTTAAATTGTGCGTGATGGTTCTAGCAGCGCCATTGCCGGTGTAACAGACTTCATCAAAAAACGATGGCGCTCTACGGAATGCCCAGTTTACAAACTTACCTAAACTGCCGTAACTTTTATTAAAGAGTGTGGTGTTGCTGTCCATACCTATGTAATAGGTTGGAGCTTGGTTATTTTGAGCCGCAGTGCTAGAAGAAAGTAATTCAGGCGAATTAGTAGACCCAGACCCTCGTAGGCGATCAGTCCATGCGGCCCCGTAATTTGTGTTTGGTGGAACCGCCGCGTTAACAGACAGGTCTACTGGGAAGTTTGTTGTAACTGTTTCCCCAACACCGCCATTGCCATTACCTTGGAACGGTATAAATACACTCGTAGCCGTTGTTGGAGTTTTCATTGGGCCACGGCGGATGGCTATGTAGATGTAGGTTGCACCGGCAATAGACGTTTGAATATTAAACCCAGTTGGGGTAATCGCAAATGCCGCGCCCAAAAACTCAGCAGTTGTGGCATTTGGGCTAAGAGCGTTGGAATACGGGCCAGATGTAGTACCAACAGGCATACCCCTCATCACATCATAAATGTACCAATTCTGAATATCTGAAGAGGACTTATAAAGAATCCATTGTGGCTCGTACCCAAGATTTACAGTTGCTTGACCACCGCCGTCTATAGTTGCGCTTCCACACGAAATACCATTGGTTGAGCCACCGCCAGAAACAGGGAAGCCCCCTGCGTCATGGGCGAATAGGTAGGCTACGTACGTACTGCCAGCAATACTGATTGACCCTGCGCCGCCTGCAACAGTAAATGTTGTACTGCTTACGCTTGAAATATAAGGCGCACCATAATTTGCTGTAGCAGCGGTTGTGTTTAAAACAAGATAATTATTATTTGGGTTGGCTAAAGAACGGTGATATACGGCCCATCCAGCATCGAATGTGTTGGAGTCCAACTTTTTAATTATAATGCATCCAGGTGTGCTACCCAAATTATGACTAATTGTTTGGTCTGAATTTGAACCACTATAAGTTACAATATCAAAAAACTTTGGTTGCTCTCGGAATGTCCATGAAACAAAAGTTTGCCCGTTTTCGTTTACATTTGCGCTGCCGTTTGGCCCAATAGAATACCCGTTGGAATTAAACTGGGTTAAAGATGCGCCAACAGCAGAGGTAGATGCGGCATCTGATGTATTGGACTCAAGCGAAGACGCTCGCCCCCTGACTGTGTCTATTAACTCATGGTCATCTATTGCGCTTCTAACTTTTGTCCAAACCAAACCACCTTGACCTGACAAATCAATGCCGTTGGTAATAGTCTGGTTTGCGTTTGTACCCGTATACAACCATGTCGAGAACACATCTTCAATGAATATAGGTGGGCTGGGCCAAGTACCGGCTTTCTGAGCTTGCTGTTGTTGGTCAAGCGTCCAGATACCAGAAGCTGCCGATGATGTTGGCGCTACTGGGGACTTCGTGATAAACCCGCCGGGGTACTTTGTACTCATGTTTTGTCCTTAAGCGATTGCCAAGAAGATGTATGTGCCGCCGTTTGTGTTTATATCAGCGTATGGCGATGCCAACAACTGAAATCCAGTTGCAGTGGTGTAAACGCTGTCCCCGTTTATTTCCGCGCCTTGATAATTAGAACTTACTGATGGGTCTGTGCCAGAAACCATGCCACGGGCAGTATCCCACATGACCCAATTACCAACTACATCAGTGCGCTTAATAAGTACATACCTAGCGCCACCTGTAAAGCCACAGTTGATGGTTGTTAATGTAGCGTTACCCGTGTATGACCCAACTTTTGACACACCGGGGCAAGTTGCAAATAAATGAGCAACGTATGTGTAACCTGTGTTATTGACATCAAATGGATCACCAACAGTAAAAACACTTGATGTTGGCGCAGTATTAGCCCAAATTGTGGTGTCTGTCAGCGCCGCATTTGTTGTGTTCATTAACAAATATTTACCGGCCCCAATACCACTTACGTAAGTGGCCCATCCGCGAGTGTTATTTCTATTCTTAATAAATATCAACTCTGGCGCAACTCCTAAATTGTGCGTAATTGTTCTAGGAGTAGTTGAGTCACCAGTGTAGCAAACCGTATCCATAAAGCTTGGCGCACGTTGGAAATAATATTGAATAAAAGAAGAGCCACTAGCATTTACAGCTTGACCACCACCATTATCTGGGCCAACTATCACACCAGTATTTGTAAACGCAGTAAACCAATCTGTAGCATAACTAGAATTTTCTGCGTCTGTTTTTCCTTGCTGCCAAAAAAGCGCGTATGTAGGGCCACGCAACTTATCTACAAGTGGCATATATTCGCCCGAAGTACGTTTTGCAGAAATAGCAAAGTCGGGGGCAAATCCTGCCGTTACGGTTGTTATAGTACCAGTCCCTGTTCTAGCAACAGGACTAAATACACTTGTACCCAAAGTTGGCACTCTCATCGGGCCTCTGCGAATGGCTATGTAGATGTAGTTGGCAAAGCTGGCAAATGGGCCAGATGCGTTTGGCGTGGAGAACCCAGTGGCATTAGGTGCAATAGCACTTGTCCCAGAGTATTCTGCGCTAGTAAGATTGGGGTACAGCACACTATAGCCCGTATTGGACATCCCACGCATTGTGTCGTAGATTTGCCAGTTTTCTGAACTGCCGCTATTTTTCACAAGAAGCCACTGAACTTCATAGCCAAGATTTACAGGAGCCGTGATTTTTCCACTGCCATCAGTTACAAACGACCCACACGAAATTACGTTGTCTGAACCGGACAAACCAAAGCCTCCTGCGTTGTGAGCGAATAGGTAGGCAACCATAGAAGCATTGGCTGGCCCATAATCATTTGCGTAAGTAACTGAGGTTGAACTAACAGTCCAAAAATTTGTAATGGGATTATTGGCGGCTGTCGTGTTCAAATACATATAACCGCTTCTGCCTAATGAACGATGGTAAATAGTCCATTGGTCAGCGTTACTGCTTGACTTGACAATAATAAAACCGGGTTCCGAACCTAAATTGTGTGTAAAAGTTCCACCGCCAGAAGCGTTAGAAGTAAAAGTTGCAATGTCAAAGAACTTTGGTTGCTTGCGGAATGTCCATGAGGCGTAAGTACCAGCAGAGCCATTCCATTGGTTGGGGCCGCTATTTAGGCTAAACCCAGAACTGGTAAATGGAAAAGTTGAACCACCAGTATCTTGTAATCCATCTGTTAAATCAGAAATTAAATAATATCTACCATTACTACTTGTTGCAGAATCAACCAAACTATTTGAATTAGCACCATTTCGTCTTTTAATCCAAACCAAGCCACCATTGGTAGACAAATCAATGCCATTGGTGATAGTTTGTGATGAGCCGTTACCTGTATAAAGATACGTACTGAACACCTGTTCAATATAAGGCCCAGTTGGTTGGGCAGGCCACAACCCAGCCGCTTGTAACTGCATCTGTTGTTCTAATGTCCATGCGCCAGACGCAGTGCCTGATTCACCACCCGTAGTCGTAGGTGGTGTTGCAGAGATAACCCCGCCTTTGTAGCGATTGGACATGAACTGCTCCCCGTTTAGCTAATGACTTCGTATGAGATGCTGTATGTAATACCGCTGGCTGTGCCGGATGTAACAGCAATTGATGTGCCTTCCATCAAGTAAAGCGCAGTAGTCTTGTCCACAACAATTAACGAAGCGTCAGCAGGGACAGACACTGTAGACACAATTGGGTAAGCCGTTCCGCCCGCAGGAGCAGAGCCTTGAGCCACAGCACCGTTGGTATAGATAGACACAGTAGCGTCTACAGCCGAAGAGCCATTGACGTTCGCCGCAACAATCTGGTTGATCTTGAAGACCTGCCCGCTAGAAGCTGCGTTAGGGATAAGAATAACAGCAGATGTACCGCCGGGTGTGTAGTACGTTGTTGTGCCTGACGCTGTGGTCGCGGCGAAAAGATTTGGATTTGCCATGATAGTTCCTTAAAAGCCAAAGACCATTGCGATGGCTGTTGCCTTCGCTTGAGATACACCAGAAGCCGCAGGTGCTTGGAAAGTTGGAGCCGCGCCGGAGTTTGCTGTCAACACATACCCCGCTGTACCCGCCGCCGTAGTAGCCAATACACCCGTAGTAGATGCGTATGTTACGCCCCACTGATTAAACAAACTTGACTGGCCTGTACCGCCGTTGTTATAGGTAATAGGAGTCGAGGCTGTAACCGTTGTAAACGCGCCAGTTGTAGGAGTGGTTGCACCCACAGTACCGTTATGAGGGCCACTAAAGCCTGTAGATGTTAGGTTAGTGCCGTTCCATGTCAAGTTAGAAGAAGCACCAAAAGCACCAGAGTTATTGAACTGAACCTGCGTATTGGAGCCAGCAGCAGAGCCTCCGCCCACATTAACAAAGTCAGGCGTAGCAAGACCACCATCCCAAGCAATGATTGCACGAGCACCGGCAGCTACCGTTACACCAGTTGTAGGTGATGTAGGGCCACCGCGCACCGTAATTGCATACCCACCTGTAGTGTCGTTGATGACAACATAGATTTTGCTTTGTTTTGGGGTATTGATATACCGCAGTGCTGTACGTGCGCCCGTACACAGGAGAACAGCATACTGAGAGCTATTAGCAGTCAGACCTGTACTTGCGTATGTGCCTTCTGTAACTGCTAAATCAATGTCTGCATCAGTTGTAATTGTCTGCGTACCAGCCACCGCAACGTCAACAATCTGCGAGATGGCGTTGTTAACCGTCTCACCCCATTGGCCAGACAACGTGCCTGTGGCCGGGAGGTTTAGACCTATAAGGGATGTCTTTGCCATTTATTGCTCCTACTGAGTAGAAATTACTGTCCAACCGGGCGTTTCTGTATTACTCACATCAGCCCAGCCCGGTGTTTGTGGATTGCTGATATTTTGCCATGTAACGCCTTGTGTGTCATCAATAATTTCCCACAAGAATCGCCCACCATTTGTTTCTGTTACAGCCATCGTTTCCGTCCGGCTCAGTTGGTAGTTTGCACCACCAGTGTTAATGTCCGTGATCGCCGCAGACTCAGTTAAAAACTCTTGGTAAAACGTTCCTACAGTTGTTCCTTCTGCAATACCCATCGATTCGTTGATGGTCATAATCAGCACAGCCACCTGTGCTTCTGCTATTGCAATTGACTCCGATATATTACCCAAGAATGTAGCAACCGCTGTTTCTACATCCGCAATCCCAACTGAATCCGACACACTCGCTGTATAACTTGTCTGTGCGTCGTTTACATCTGTAATAGCCTGCGACTCTGCCACACTGACGTTGTAGCTGGTGACAGCACCAAGATTCTCCAACATCACTAGGCTGTCTGCCACCCCGGTGTTAAAAGTTGCCGCCGCAGATTGAACTTCAGCTATAGCCGCCGACTCAGACACCGACACATTCATCGTCAGAGCTACAGTTTGAATGTCCTGAATGCCTGTCGTGCCACCCCACAACCCAGAACCCCAAGTATCCGCACCCCAAGCCGTTGCGTCTGTCAACGACTCCGTAATACTTACATCGATCAACAACCCTGCCGCAGGTGAATCAGCAAGTAGGGCGGTTTCAGTAACGCTGACAGGAAAAGTTTCTCCCCCGCCCCATGCGTTATCACCCCATGCGCCGTCACCCCAAGCTAACGCCATATCAAGTCAATGTTAATGTGTACGTTACCGCAATTGTGTCACCGTTAACAACAGCTTTAGAACTAGAGAAATCACCAGCAGAAAACAAAGTCCCTGTGGTTGAATCTTTAGTTGCGCTACCGCCAATGTTGATAAAGCAACCAGCCACTGTTCCGGTGCTGGTCATAGAGAATGACACGGCAGAAGATGTAGCCTTGCTAGAAGCGGCGGCGGCGGAAAATGAAGGTGTAGGACGATTGCCGGAATATGCAGGAGCGTTAGTGCCACCGACTTCCAACCAGCTTGCGTGTGAAGCTTGTGTATCAGCGACCACGGCTGTACCTGTACCCTTCAAGCCCATCACAACTGCGCCAGCGGCTGAGTTGCCAAGTATGGTGTCCAAGGTCAAGTTCTTACCCACAGTAGTTACCAAGTTTTGAATAGGCTCGTCCCATTTGATAAAGCCATCCGCGCTGTAGCAAACAGCATGGTAGTAGCCTTCAATCGCCATTTCATCAGCAGGCGTTGTGTTGTATTTTGTAATTGCTGCTACTTGGTCGGTAGCGGTGATTTTGTCCAAGCTCATGTGAGGCTCCTTAAGAAAGTCTAATAAGTGCAGATGTACTAGTATCTGTAGGCATTGTTACAGTAAAACTAGTAACGGAAGTTTTGTCATTACCAAAGTCAAGCACACAAATAGCTGGGGCCGCGCCTCCAACTTTGTATATCAATGCACCACGTGCAGTAATTGAGCCCGTCCAGGCAGGTGACGAAAACGTTATGTAAGCAATACTGCCTGTTGTCGTTGTTGCGTAGTTAACCGTAGCAGTAACTGCCTGGCCAGTAGCGGTATAGTTACCACCAGAAGCCTCACCCACCGATGTATACGTTGCCGTAGTCTCATCCAACGTAGCTGAATTGGTATACAGCGCAAGCTTGAAAGAATCGGTTGCAAAGTTAATCGTTCCTGTGGTCATGGCCACACGAAGCGTATTGCAAGAGTAGTTGCCAGTGAAAGCCATTAGGTTACCTTCTGACGATACTGACCAGAACGATAAGCATCTTGACGTTCCATGCCATCACCCAAACGCTTAGCCAGTGCAAGAGCTTCCTGATACTTGGTGTTATAGAACATCATAATATCTTGCTCGCCCTTCATGTACGTATAGGCTTCAACCAAAGAGCCATACAACAGCACAGAGTCAAAGTTATCACCCAACCATGTGGTGCCAGCAGTCACAATTGACTCTGGATAATAGTAATAGTGCAACTCAACGTTGTAATTTGCATCGGGCGTTGGTCCAATAATGAACGACAACTCTGCGGCATTTGTAGACTGCGGGCCAAACAAAGCGTAGTACTTAGGCACACCCGTATCATTTGGCACTGGATATGCCTGGCGAATATAGTTAACGTCTTTGTTTAACAAATATTCATACGTTCCCGTATTCAGATTACCACCCGTAACATCCGTAAGCACCGCCATAGAATACACGGCCAAGAAATCAGTTGGACACGCCAAGTATTTATTGCCGGTAGACATTACTCCCGTCACATTCTTGCGAATAGATGGAAATTGAACGGTGTTGTAAATACGTTGCTCAGCCTGCTGAACAAACACAGGGATCTCCGCCACGAAGTTTGACTCCGTGTTCTCCGTGTATGCCTGAATGTTAGCGCTGAGCTGCGTATAGTTCATGCCATTGGGCCTCTAGACATCACGCCTTTAGTAGCCGCACCTGCGCCGCGCATCTTAATACCGGATGTTTTTGTAGGCTTACCTTCAGGGTTGCGATAGATATTGCCTACAGACATATCGACTGTATTTGCGCTGCTGCGATTAGGGCCAGAGCCAGGGTTGGTAGAAACAGTTGTTGCTTCACCAGTCATAGTGTGAGGTGGCGCATAAACAGCGCCATCACCAACTTCTTTACCCATCATTTTTTTGCTGTATGTTGCCATGATTAGCCTCGCTTTTGATTAGCAATTTTAGCCAAACCGCGACCCATCTTTTTCATGTCTGCGTTTGTTTTGCCAACAGTGTGTTTTTTAGGACCATTCTCAATCCCAACAGTAGGACCACTGTCTCCGTAATTCTTACCAACGGTTTTACCTTTTTTGGTAATGCCGTCTGCTGATCTTGTGTATGCCATATTCGACTCCTTATGTCGTTGTAACCGTAACTGTACCAAGTTCTATGTTTAAAACCAAATTATTTGGTGTTAATGCTGCATCAAAATTTCTAGATCCACCCACTGGGTTCCACCCCCACTGAAACACTCGACTGCCTGCCTCAGGATAACCAAACTGATCTACGCCTGTACCATTGGTATCGTTGATCTGAAGACCACTTTGACCAGATACCAAATAACTCACATCAGGGCGAGGATCTCGAACGGCCTGAGGATCATTAACTGGGTACATACCCAACTGCAACTGAGGCTGATCTGGATCCCAACATTCGTGACAAACTTTAATTCTAAAAGGCTTGGTCTTAACCGTTTGCGTGCGTAGCTCTTTCAGCATGTACCGCCCAGAGCAGCGATCACACTCTGCAATTGCATGCTTACCGGACGCATACCGATTAGGCATAGAACAAATTCCTTGGCACAAATCTTAATGGTGCTGTCTCTCGGTCTTCTGCCTGCGCAATGTCCCATTGCTGCTCATAATCGGCCTTTAGAGCCATAATTCTTTGCGGGTCTACGTCAGGTAGCTTCATGCTTAAATGAAGCGCCAAACCGGCCACCATGCAAGGAATAAAGCGAAAAGGAATATCTTGGACAGATGTACCTGTGCCGGCATCTTGAATGCGACGCATGCGGTAATACACAAGAGTGTATTGATTACCTGGTGCGTTTGGTGTTGGCCAAATGTTAATAGCGGGTATGTTCTGAATTGTCAGTGCTGCACCCGACGTATGGCTAGCCGCAGTCGTATTGTTCTGTCCACGAGCGCAATTAACCAGTTGATTACCAACAATATTAGGATAGCTAATTGTTTCGTTATCAATCTTAATAAAACCAGCCGTAGCTAAATTAGCAACTGAAGACACTGTAATTGATGTGTCTGTGCTTGTAATATTGCCGCTCAATGTCGCTGTAGATAAGTTTTCCTGTCCAGACTGGCGGTTAAACCACATCTGAATAGGGCGACCCTGAGCCAGTTTATTGGGCAAACTCATGTAGGTAGACTCAGAGATACCGCTGATATTGATGTCAATCTGGTTTGATGTACTGTTATTTTGACGGATCACAGTATCCAGTAAGTTAATCGTATCAGCAGGCATGGGGTATATGGCCTGACCTGTAACCAATGGAATCTGTCCTTGCTCAACAGTCCAGAAGTTTATGCCGCGATTTGCCCACTCAATCGTCAAAAGATTTAACGAACGGCGGGCCGTGCGAAAGTTATAACCAGTACGAAGTTCTTGACCGCAACGCTCAAACGCCTCCTCAATGAGGTCGTTCATGTCCAAATTAAAGGCCGTGGTTCCGGTAGTCTTAGCCATTATTTTTTCGCAGTCTTGGCAGAATTTATGAACGCTTGAGCAGTTGGCGCACCTTTGCTACCAGGTCTACGCATTTTTTCTTTAGAACCTGCGGCAATTCTTTTACGTTTTGCATTGATATTGGCATAGAGACCAACCTTTCCGCCATCGGCGTATTGAGTAAAGTCCGTGTCATCTCGGCGAGACTTCTTAGTCCCGCTTGGCATTTTAGAGGGGGAGATATCCCCCATTCCACGGCTTGCTTTCATAGTTAACACATCTTTCCGCGAGTCTTGCCTTTAATGGCAATACCATCTGCACGTTTAGAAGCAGAAGAAACTGAGCCGCCAGTTTTATATCCAGGAATACCACGCTTACGGTTATACGCTTCAGCGCGCTCACGCATGGTTTCTTGGCGAAGTGGGGGCTTTTTATAACGACTTGCCAGGCGGGCAGACTCGTCACCTGTATCAGTTGTGCTCATAGGGGCAGAAGCACGAGCAGCGGGGGCAGAATCCCCACGGCGTGTCAAACCTTGCTGTTTGTTCATGTAATCACGCAAGCTCAAGCCAGACTTAGCCAATTCTTCTTTAGTAACAATTTTAGATTTAGCGGCTTTAGGCGAAGCTGGCATGTTAGAAATGCGCTCACCTTCAGAAATTTTTGCGCCTTCAGCTTCGGCACGGGCGCGATTTACTTCAGCGGCATCTTCGTAAGGATCACTCATTTGAGTGCGGCCACTTGGTAACGATGGCTCGTCATCTTCGTAGACCATTTTGCCTTCAGCGTATTTTTTCATCTTGCGTGTTGCCATGATTACACCATCTTTCCGCGAGTTTTACCTTTAATGCAGCAGCCATCCGCACGCTTAGATGCGGAACTTACTGAGCCACCTTTTTTGTATCCCATATCGCTAATTTTCTTACGAGCTTTAGCGTCAGCCGCATCTTGTTTAGATTCTTGAATAGCATCAAAGTTAGCGGGTTTTTTAATGCCGCGTGATTCACGTTTCATTTCAGCATCGGACTCACGCTTTGCTTGGTCAGCGGCTTCAAGACGGTCTTCATTTGTCCTTTTTGGACTCATAGCCATTGCCGCAGTTGCAGCAGCTCCCGCAGCCCCAAAACCTGCTCCTAGGTAATTCAAAGCTTCTTGATCGTTATTTTTAGGCTGAGTACGGTTAATTTTATAACCTCCGCCACCTTTGGACTGGTCGTCATAGTACGCTGTTTCTCTTGCCATGATGTTTCCTTAACAGGTTTTGCCGCCACGTTTCATGGTGACCATTGTGCCCTTGGTTTTACCCTTGGTAGCAACGCCATTAATGCTAGGGGCAGCGGTTTTAACGGAGCCCATCTTAGATGCGGCCATACCGCCATTTTTCAGCTTTAAAGATGTACCTTTACCGCCTTTATGCTCTTGCATATCGTGCTGTTTAAAAGCTTTTTTAATCATGGCTTTATCTTGCATCATGTCTGACTTACCGCCTTCGGCCATGCCGCCTTTTTTCATGTAGCCCATCTTATTGCGTACAGCTGTAGGTAATTTAGCCATACCTGGATTCTTTTTCATATCTACTTGTTTCATTTCGCCACCTTCTTTAAAAAGTGCCATTTTCCCGTGTTGGGTTTTTGGCTTGTTTACCTTCTGAACATCTGGACGTGTCGTGCCGCCAGAACCAAATTTCCTACCTTTGTCAGCTTTGATGAATTCTTCACCAACACTAGACTTGATACCAACTTTCTTAGCAAACGTAGGGTTTTTAGCCACTGCCGCCATAAAGTTGTGTTGTTTTTTACTCGTTGACGGCATCTTTTTTCCTGCGAATAAGTTCAGCAAAAGGTTTACCCGCAATCATTTCAGCGATTCGCATCACTGTCCAGACTGCACCAATAAGACCAAATACTGGGGTAAACATTTCCAAAAACGATCCTACGGTTGCAAACACCGAAACAATGTCCAGCGTGCTTTTAACTGTGTCTGAGTTTGTAGTCATATCAGCAGTTCCATGCTCTAAGAGCTTTGTTGATGCGTGAATCTGGATCGTTGGCGGTCTTGGCAGAAGTTAGCTTCTTTTTCATCCCGCTCATCCTCGCACAGAAAGAGTCGCGCCGGGAGCCGCCTTCTGGCTGGGGCGGTTTCAAATTCATGCCTTGCGCTTTGGCAGAAGCTCGACCTTTGGCGTTCAAGCCGCCCTTCTCGGATTTGCCTTCTTTCCTCTGCCATGCTGGACTCTTAGCCATTTGTGCCCTGTATGTAGTTTTGAACAAGCACCAACTCAAAGAAACCAGCCGCTTCATTGTTTGCTGCACCGCCAATTGCTTCGCCTTGAATGCGAGTCTTTTCAGCAATTGAGAGAGGATAGGGAAATGGTTGGGTTGAAATATTGTTATTGGTAACAAGCAATGGGCCGGTGATGGCAATTCCATTTGTCCCCACAAAACGGGTTCTTGCAGTAATTAAACTGGTTCCGGTATCCTGCGCCAAACCAATTCGAGCAACAACCAAATACCCCGTGTAACCAGCAGGTACTGTGTATTGGCTTGAGGTTGCGTTGTTGTAACCAGCCGAAATCAAATTGTAAATAGTTGCTGGAACGCCAGAGGTCACAGTGCCAGTGCCAATGTAAATAGTTCCTGCATTTGCCAATCCAGTACCTGCGGTTGTCACCAACATATTGTTGATGCGCAAGAATGAATTTGTGGTTGTCACAGCCGTCTGACCGTTCATGGTCACGCTCTCACTAATGACTGCATAGTTGGCATCCAAACCTGTAATCAACACAGTTCGTGCGCCAGTACCGGCCGAAGTATCGCTTGCGCTGGAAGAACTCACAGTCATTTGCAAGGCGGCGGCGGCATAAGACAAGTCACCGACTGGAGTAATCATCTCCCACGCAGTGTCAACATCAGAATTGTAACCAGACACTGTAACAATTGAGTGGCCTTGAATTTGACCGCGCGATACTTGTAATTCAAATGGCTCATACGTACCCACTTGGGTTATAGAACGCCATATTCCAATATTAGCCATAACCAATCTCCTTTAAAAGCGGGGCCGAAACCCCTAAGATTAATTAGGCTGGTGTAACAGCGGTAGTGCCGTCAGCATTTACCCAAGTGCTAGCAGCAGTTGCGCCTGTAGCAATCTTCAATGTGCCCAAAGTGGTGTTAAACACAATAGTACCTGCAACTTTGCCAGTAGTGTTTACAGCATTTGCAATGTCGGCAATTTGTGCTGTGGTAGCAGTGCGGAGTTGAATGTAGCCAGCGGTAGCAACTACGTTGCCTGTAACCGTGCCTGTTGTGTTTCCCGTTACGTTACCTGTGACGTTGCCGGTTACTGCGCCAATAAAGCCATTTGTGGACGTTACTGGGCCGGAGAAGGTGGTCGATGCCATGATTTTTCCTTACATACAAGTTAAGTGCATTAGTCTGTATGTCGTCAGCCGGGACTGTCTAATGCACCGGAAAGCCCGGATTACTGTGTTTATATCACGGTATTTTTGAGTGTGCAACAATTATTTTGATGTCACAAAATTTATATATGAAGATGTTATAAATCAATGGTTTGCCTGTCCTGATTACCAACTTGGTTTAATTGACATGAATATTCCAACGGCTGAAGACGCAGAACTATTTGCACAAAGTGTCAGAAAGTGGCAACAAGTGTTGAACCTTTCCGACTGGCGAATCGAAAAAGGAATAAAACCCGCCAAACAAGCAATGGCTTCCGTTGAGTTTAATGATGAAGCAAGGCTTGCAACATATCGACTGGGTGATTTTGGCTCAGAGAAAATTACCCCACACTCTTTAGATCAAACTGCATTACATGAATTGTTGCATGTTTTTTTGCACGATCTTATGACAGCAGCCCAAGATCCAAAATCCAGTGAAGACGAACTGGAAAAACAAGAGCACCGAATCATTAACCTGTTGGAGCGTTTGCTCTCATCAAAGGATTATCATGGTATCAAGTAATGGTTTGAATTCTTGCACGGATGAACAGTTTATGGATTTGTGGGACACACATCAATCTGTTACAAAAATAGCAAAGATTTTAGGTATCACCGAAAGAGCAGTGAACTACCGCAGACGTAGTATGGAAGAAACCCATGAGGTCAAATTACCTGCTTCAGACTTCCGTGGTGCTAAATATGATGCCAACAGGCCAAAGTCTTTTTCTCCGCTAAAACAAGTAAATCTTGGAATAGAAGACGGATGCATATTAGTATTCTCTGATGCTCACTTCATACCCGGTCAACGTTCCACAGCTTTTAAAGGTCTTTTATGGGCTATCCAAGAGTTAAAACCCAAGGCGGTGATATGTAACGGGGATGCGTTTGATGGAGCTTCTATATCAAGACATGATGTGACTGAACTACCACAGACTTCTGTCATTCAAGAACTAAAAGCTTGTCAAGGTGCGTTGGGTGAAATTGAAGAAACAGCTAAAGCAGCAAGACACAATGTAAAACTACTGTTTACATGGGGTAATCACGATATTAGGTTTGGCAATAGGCTTGCCCAACATGCACCACAATTTAAAGATGTTGTTGGGTTTAAGTTAACAGACCACATCCCAGATTGGGACTTCTGTTGGGCAGTATGGCCTACAGATAAAGTCATTGTTAAACACCGATATAAGGGCGGAATTCATGCCACCCATAACAACACCGTTCAAGCGGGCGTCTCATTAGTTAGTGGGCACTTACATTCCTTAAAAGTCACGCCGTTTACCGATTATAATGGCGTGAGGTTTGGCGTAGACACCGGAACATTGGCTGAAATTGACGGCCCACAATTTACTTATGCTGAACTGAATCCAAGCAATCATCGAAGTGGTTTTGCTGTATTAAACTTTTTCAATGGACGATTGTTGTGGCCAGAGCTGGTTCACAAATTTGATGAAGATTTGGTGGAATTTAGAGGTGAAGTCATTGATGTAGGTGAATTTTGAGCGCACCTTTAATCATCGTCACTGGGCTTATTTACGCCTACATTGCCGGAGAACAACTGTTCAAAGGAAATCCGTATATGGCAATGGTATATACCGGATATGCATTTTCAAATGTGGGGCTTTACTTGTTAGCCAAGTAAGCCCCTTTGTATCTTATAAGTTACAGTTCTTCGTCAGAAGTTAGACCTAAGGGTACAACTTCTTCTTCTTCCGTATCTTCCTCATCATCGATGTTAACAGCTTCATAGTCAACGGCCCACCCGTGCTCTTCTTGGAATTCAATAAATTCTTGAATGATTTGAATCTTATCGAAGTCGTGTGTTTCAACTGTAATTTTCTCATCAACAATCCAGCCAAATTGCATTTCAAATTTCATAATTTACCCCTAGTTATTTGCAGCCAACGCGACTGCAAAACCAATCCTAGTTTAGTTTTGTGACAATAAAAAGGCCACCCGAAGGTGGCCTAGAACTAGCCCTTGTGAGGCTGTTTTATTAAGCGCCGGCAGAACCGTACATGCCGAGTGGATCGCTCCAGCCGAAGCTGTAACGCTCACGAGACTTGTAACGGACGTTACCAGTATCAAAGTCACCATCCATAGACTGTGACAAAGGAGTACGCACAAAGTGCTTCATGCCGTTAGGAACGTCTGTGGTCAGGAACCAAGCGTTGGTGTCGGTCAAGAAGTGGTTAATGGTAAATCCACCAGGGATAGAACCATTGTTCTTGATTGCGTTGATATCGTTGTCAGCAGTAGACACACGCAATTCAGTCTCAAGCAAGCGAGTTGCCGTGAACTGTAATGCAGGTGGAACTACCAGCTTGTTAGGCTTAGCAGCAATCAGCAAACCGCGCTCATCTGTCCACAAGCTAATCTGAATAACAGCGTTTTCCAACGATGTTTCGTTCAAGTCAGCAGGGGTAGATGGAACGTTACTGTTAGTACCGCCAGACACCAAGGGGTGTGCACTAGAGAACAAAGCAACACCATCACCACCAGGATAGGCTGAGCTAAAACCGTTATTCAAAACGGATGCAGCTTTAACCTGCTTGGTGTAAGCCATAGCGCGGGCCAAGGCTTTCGTGTAACGTGCAGACAAAGAGTCATACAAGTTATCTTCGATAGCCTCTTCAGTCAAGCTGAAGCCCAAAGCAATGGTTTCGTGGTTGTATCGAGCAGTCCATGCTTCCTGCGCATTGTCATAAGCAATGGCAGAACCCTCGTTTTTAACGGGGGCA